TTTTGAGAAATGTCATGGTTGAGTTTAGTAATCTCCTTAGATAGTTGGGTGAAGTGACGTTCTCTCTCCGATTCTAACTTTATAGTCTCTTCCAGATCTGTGAAACCTTTCTTGAGATCCTTTGCTTTATCTTGAACGTCGGCAATTCTATTTACACGAAACTCTTCTTCTATATTCTGACTACAAGTAGGACATACCGTATTATCTGTGAAAAACTTATGCTCTTTCGTAATTGTTGCTACTTTTTGAGTAATTTTACCTTTAAGATTGTTTAGTTTCTTTAACTTTTCAGTAGCACCAGTAACCTCCTCTTGCTCCTTTACAAGATCAGAAATATCTGCTTCTATCATTCCATTTTTTTCAATATGAGTATCATTCTCTATTGATAATTCTTTGATTTTATTTTTACTAGACTTAATATCATCTTTACCTCTCTGCTCAATCTCCCCAATAAATTTTTCTTGCATTCCCATCTTATCTTTAAGATTATCTTTCTTCAAATCCAAAGATTTTATCTTCTCCTTTCTAGTACGTATATTGTCTTTGATAAGATTATTCATTGCAGAGAAGATACGAATATCCAAAAGATCTTCAATCACATCTCTACGATTAGCACCACTCAATTGCATGAAAGGTACAAAAGTGCTACTACCCAAGATTACAATTTGAGTAAATGATTTATAATTTACTTTTAATATAGTTTCTTCTAATATTTTTTGATTGGTACGATCATCTGCTTCTTTATGAAGAGGATTTCCATTTACTTCAATATCAAATACATTCGGTTTAATTCCTCTTCTTACAAGATAATCACGGTTATTAACACCAAACTCTATCTCTACTACACAATCTCTTTCATTAGTAGTATTAATTAACTGCCCCTTATTAATTTTACGAAATGGTTTATTGAACAAAGCAAACGTAAGTGCATCCAACATAGTGGATTTTCCAGCACCGTTTGTTCCTACTACTAGATTAGTGTTATGTTTTTGAAAATCTATCTCCGTCCACTGATTACCTGTAGAAAGAAAATTCTTCCATTTAATTTTTTGAAATGTTATCATTATTAGGTGGTATCACAAAATCATTAGGTGTAATCACTGCGTATTTGTAATTATACAACTTACACGTTCTTATTGCAAGCTCTCCATCAACTTCTACAACATCCATATGAGTTTTATCACTTTCATCCTCAATATCCATCATCATCATTGCATATCTAACAGCATCATCTTCCTTCTCAAATAAAAATAAAACCTTCTCACCATTATCATCATCTACAGCATATGCCCCATCATCCTTTTTATCTTTTAATGTGAGAAGAAACATTATTCTACCTCGCAGGCTTGTCTATATAAATCCTTAAAGATACCTTTGATAATATTCTTATCTAAATCAAACTCCGACTCATCAATATATCGATTGAGAATAGATAAAGTATTTTCATCTTCATCTATTTCAAAATCTTCACTTTCTTGAATATCAAAATTTTCAATTATTTTTAAATCTTGTACACCTGATACATAAAGTTTATCAATAAATTTCTCAAACTCTTTTGGTTTAGACTTTTGACGAACAATTACTTTTACAATTTTATTCTTATATACAGAAGTATTGAATAACTTATGATTAGTATCTTGATAATAAACATTATAAAATAATTTATATGGATTATCAATTGAAGTATGTTCTAAAGTCTCTGTATCAAAAATATGAAATCCTCTAGGATCATTTACATCATTCCAGAACATCTCATAGGGATTACCCAAATAATATATTTTTCCATCATTAGAACGAGTATGAAAATGTCCCGAATAGACTTTTTCAAATTTATTGAAAGTCTTGACATCCATTCCCGTTTCCATCATATGTCCACGAGTTGCCTTGAATCCATTAATCTCAAGATGTCCCATAGCAACCTTTGCTTTGGTTTTTTGAATTAGATTATAACTCTCTTCATAATTTTGAGAATTAATCCAAGGAAGCATTAATATCTTTGCCTTACCAACTTTAATTTCAGTTGCTTTATTATATAATTTTATATTAGGATAATTTTGTAATAACAGTTCTGGTGAATTTACATGATTAGTATCTTTATAATAACAATCATGATTACCAACAATTGCATGAACTTTATATTTTTTAAGAGGTTCAAATACAACTCTCTTCGCCCACTCTAGACTTTTTAAATCTATTGCCTTACGACTATCAAATATATCACCCATATGAATGACAGTATCTATCTTATGCTCCTCTAAAGACGGAAAGAAGACATCACGATAAAATAGTTCAAAGTAATCATGAAGATGTTTAGAACCTTTTCTAGCACCATAGTGAGTGTCTGTTATTATTGCAACTCTCATCTATTCTGCTTATAGACAATATTATCTTTAATAGTATTATAATCAGAACTACTGCCAGTAAGTGCTCCTTCATCAACCATCATAACTTCATCAAATCCAGTTCTCTCAATTATCTTTGTTTTAATATCTAACTGTTTCTTTTCCTTTTGTATCCTTCTAAGGAAAGCATAATGAATGATTTGAGTAAAGTATGCAAATGGATTTCTAGATTTCTCTGGATCGAAGTTATGAATGTACTGAACACAATTCTCTATACCATCAGAGATCATATCATCCCTAAACATATAATTAACAAAATTAGGTTTGTATGATAAGTGTGTAGCAATCTTTAAAAAACATTCACCAAGATAATTCGTGATTCTTGGTTTTGTTAAATCATTTTCTTTAGCATGTGCTACTTTTTCTCTATAAACAATTAGTGCTTCTAACAGTTGTTTATTATTTACATAATGTTCGGATTTCTTTTTAGGCATAACATAATTTTCCCGTCTTTATAGTTTGATTATATTATAGCATACTTTTAAAGCTTGACAACATTATCAAATATCAGTAGAATAACCTTTGTGGAGGTTCGGAAGAGATATATTTAAGATTCTTTAGGTTCTTGATTTATCTTAAATAATACTTCAAATTTTTTACGAGCATCTTCTACTGAAGATATATATCCCATTTTATCAGTAAGTTCTACTTTACCACCAAATTCTGCTGATGGATAAATTTCCGTACCGTCGGTTGATAAGTAATTATTATATATTGCAATAAGTTTATTATCTTTACACTCAGACATTGTTAATATTTTATCATATCCTAAAACAAATATATCATCGTCAGAAAGTTCAATCCATTTTCTAACTTTAAGAAATCCACCTTTAGAAGAACTTACTGCTTTCATCACTAAAGGATTTTGAAGAATTATAAGAGGAGAGTTTCCAGTATCATCAACAGAAACCAAGGCAAAGATTTCTTCGCCTGTCATTAATTTTATTATACTATGAAATTCCTCTCCCATTATCCTTTAAGTGGTATATTTACTATATCATAATTGAAATTTTCTTCATTGTAGACTTTAATTCTTTCGATTAAATGGTTTAATGTATAATTTCGTCTAGACTTATAACTAATATCATCAGCAATATCATATAAAGTAGCACTAGTTTTTTTGTTACCTTTTCTAAGTACCCTCCCAATTGATTGAAGATTTCTGATTCTTGATTTGGATGGTGATGCAAAAATTACGTTGTGTAGATTTTTGATATTAATCCCAGTCGAGAACGTCCCGTAAGAGGCAACGATAATAGCATTATTCTCCTGCTCAGTGATTTCTCGAACTTTCTCTCGGTCTTCGGTGTCCACTCCACCATGAATAAAAAAGACATTACGATTTTCAATAATGTTATTACTATTTATTAATTCATATAAGGGCAAACCATGTTTTTCAACTCTAGCAAATAAGATTAAAGTATTTCCTTTCAAATCTAATGCAAGATTTTTAATAAAATTATTCCTACGGTTGTGTCCGATAATATATTGAACTTCTTCCTCAAAGTTTTCAAATTTATTCGGTGGGTGTTTCAATAGAAGCACATTGATATCCAGTTTAGCCAAATGCCCTTTCTTCATTAACTCATCAGTTTTAATGATTTTATAGGAAGGTCCAAACAATCCCTCAAGAACCCATTTATGTGTCTGAGTTCCGTCAAGAGTTCCTGTAAATCCGTAACGATACTTAGCATCTGCAAGTTTTGTCATTATAGATATAAGTGATTTTGACTTAAACTGGTGAGCCTCATCCCCAACTACAACAGAGAATCTCTCAAAATACTTTCTGGGGAGTTTGTAGATT